TCTTGCCTGGTCAAAAACCGGTCGCCTGTGATTTAATTCGTAATTTTTGCAAATACCAAAATTCTCAATTTTGATTTTTGCGATTTCCCGGGCAGCTTCGGGCCTACCGGTTGCTGTGTTGTAACTACAACCGCTGCCCTTACCATATCTGTACCCTACTATCACCATAAACCCTCCCAGGTAGTGAGTTTTATTTTTGCTTTTGCAATCTCACTATATACAGTATACACCTATATGAGTCATAAGTCAAGTGCTTTTTAAAAAATAATTAATTATTTTTTTATTTTTTGGATTATGAGTGTATATAATAGTAGATTTTTAAAATTTTGACGCGCACCCCTTTTGTTCAAGTTTTGTTCTATAAAAATATTTAAAAAAGTTTTGATTTAGGGGTTGACTTTAAGACTCATATGAGTTATATTATATATATAAGCTGATGAAAAAGATCAGCAACCTGGGGAGGGTTAAGATGGAAAAGAAAAGCAGATATGGTAAAATTATTTTTAGCGTCGAAGAGGCTTTTGACGCAGAAGAAGAGTCTCTTGGGAAGTATATCCTGATCGACTTAGTCTACACAAAGCCCCGGTACAGGGGCAAGGGATATGCCAGGAAACTCCTCCTTTCCATCCTTCCCAAGCTGCGCGCTACCGGCCTCCCCGTCAAGCTGGCTGCCTATCCAAAAGAAGCCAGTGTGGACTGGGAAAGGCTTGTCTCTTTTTATGAGAGCGTCGGTTTTGAGGCTCTCGAAGAAGATTATGGCAGTGATGCTGTGATCATGACGCTGTAGCTACAGCCCCCGGGGATCGCCCTGGGGTATCCGTCACAGCCTGAACCGGCTGTCCGATGATGGCTACGGAAAGCCGAAACGGAAAATATAGGAGGAATAAAATGAAGATTAATGCAAATAATATCAAAAGCACAAATATCCAGGAGGCGATCGAAGAAATTTTGGCTGCATATCCCGGGATCGGGTTTGAGACTGCGGAGATCGCGGCTACTCATATCATATCCCTGGACGAAGACTGGACGGATGACAAGCCAGAAGAAGTGGTGGAGTCGGCGGCCCTTGCCTGGGCACGTAAGGTGGTGGCAAAGATCGATGCTGACACTATCGATTCGCTCGTCACCATGTCAGACGGGTGCTGGATCGAGAGCCGGGAGAGTATCCAGTGGGATCAAAAATCCTGGGGCGATGAAGATCGATCCAAGAATTCTGATTTTTCCGGTTCGCCTTACTGGATTACCGTCGATAGCGGTGATGATCCGGTAGGTATCAGCACAGCCGATGAGCTGGGGGCTATGGCCAAGGAGTACGGCTGGGATATCGAATAACAAACATCCCCCGTCAATCCAACTAAACTGGTAGGGATCATAGATGCCGAGTATAGCGGCAGGCGTGGCATAGGGCTACGGCCCATATAACGGAGCACCCGTCAGCTGGTAGGCCAGCCGGAGATAACGTTCAAACCGTTAGGCGGGTAAATATAATTTTTAGGAGGAATAAAATGAAATTCACAGTTGACATGATCGAAAGTTGGGGCCCGTGTGATGCCTATACCCATGGGCTGATCGTCTCACTGATAGGCGATGGGAAAACCGAAAAGGAGATTGCCGTGATGGATATCCCGATCGAAGACCGGATATGGGCGCTTATCCAGGGTCTATCGTCTCGTGATCAACGTCTTTTCGCCTGCGATTGTGCAGACCGGCCGCACCTGCTACCTCATCAAAGCTCCGAAGCAAAGGAGGCTATCCGAGTAGCGCGGCTATATGCGGTAGGTGGGGCTACGGAAGAAGAACTCGAAAAGGCAAGATTGGCTGCGTTGTGTGGGAACGGGGGCGGGAACTATACTGCTTTCTTGGCCGCGAACCGGAGTGCGAACCGGAGTGCGAGCTGGGCTGCGCACTGGGCTGCGGACTGGGCTGCGGACTGGGCTGCCGAAAGGAAATGGCAGATAGAAGCATTGTTAGGTTATTACCAGGAGGAGGAAAAATTGTGAACGAAAAATATTGCGATCAGACATATGTTTCATGTTCGATTTGTGCAAAAGCAATGAGAGAAGGCGAGGATTGTCACGGAAAAAAAATCCTTCTTTGCAAAATATGCGGAACAGAAACAAAAAATGGGCATGACATTTGTGATTCATGCTATAACTGAGAATGCGAAAAATCCAATCAAAGGATTGCAAATAAAGATAAAAAATGTTATTATAGTTAAATTATCCATATACCTCCTTTTTAAGCCCGGTTGACTCCTTACCGGGCTTTTTTATTTTTCAGAGCAAATATGACCGTTAAAAGTTTCTCGCAAAATATTAAAATATTCTTGATCAAGTTCGGTGCATTCAAGCATGGTTAATATTTCATCAAAATTATAAGCAGGATATTTCTTTTTGAGATTATGGATTTTTATTAACTTTTCTTTTTCCATTCCTTTTATTTTTACGATTTCCGGCCACTGATATACAACACCGTCCTCAAAATGTATGCGACTATCATGATGTCTATTTTTGCTTACTGCGTATTCAAGATCTAGTAATTCCGATTTATAATAATCATATTTTTCGCTTTTTGCCATTTGACTTTTCGCTCCTTTATGCTATAATAATAAAATGACGCATGGTCGAGTTTGTAATATTTTTATAAAATGGTTTAAAAAAAATCATCCAGACTGGTATATACTTAAAAATAATTCCGGGTATGCTTCCGAAGAACGCGTTTATTATGGTGTTCCATCGACTGGGGGCGGTTTTGATCTTTTCGCATTCGGGCCGGAAGCGCATACAGAATTCTTTGAAATTAAAACTATTGCAAAGCCGACACTTCAAAAAAACCAAAAAGGATTCCGCGATAAAATGAGCGATAAGGGATTTAAGTGCTGGGTTGTAAAAGAGCACGATTGCGATCAAGGTTTTTATATAGTTGAAGCCGTAAAATACAGGCCAACAAAAAGTTGGCCGTATTAAACTACCTGCTTTTTTTCGCATTACATTCAGGACAGCGCAATTTCCACTCATCATCAATTTTCCTGTTTGTCCAGCCATCGTCTTTTGCGTCTTCTTTGATTGTGTGATATGGACCGTCATAGGTTTGCTCATTTGAGCAGTCTGGTTCATCGCATTCCAATATTGTTTTTACTGACATTTATTTCCTCCTTAAAAAATTAAAATCAATATCATTAAAATATTGTCCCCATTCAAGGGTTTTTGCTTTTATTGACATCATGTAAAAAGATACGCCATAGCAGCAGGATTGTCAATACGCGATACTATCCAGGCCGAATCTGGATTATAAAATAGCCACATAGCAACTATTCCACAGCACATCCCGGTTAAAAAAATTACAATTATCCATAACGATTTAAAATCTTTATAGATGTTTGAAAGTGCATTCCATTTTATCACACTTGATGCAAAACAAATTATAAAAAGCGATACACATATCGTAAAAGCAAGTATAAAGCTTTTTATTATAATGTTAGTTGTTTTGTATTGTTTTGGTTTCATATAAACTCCTTGCATTCATGGCAAAAATAAATTTGCTCATAAACTCCATTAAATAATATTACCGCTACAACACGCGGTTTGTGATTGCGTTTCACTTGATACCTCCTTAATATATTTTTCAGAATATAAAACAGATAACGCAGATGCTAATCTGGCTATGATTCTATCTTTAATTATTTGATCCGTTATGCGTTCATTTTTCTTTAACAATCCGGCTTTTTTCTCAATATGAATAAAATGAGAAATGTTATCACCGTGTCTATAATATTTTATATCATGCGCGATTAAAAGTCCGTATTTTGGATTTAATTGATTTATAATTTCTATCGCTTTATCTTTTAATTCTCTTGTGACGCAAAAAGAAAAATAATCAGTATGGCTCAGTCCAATTTTTATAAAATGATGTTTTCTTTTTTCAATATCCTTTTTTAAATCAGATAAGCTTATTTTTATTTCTATCTCGTGACTACGATTTTTTATCAATAAAATATCAGCAATTTCTCCTCCCGTACTCGATACTTCATCGGCAATATAAATAACTTGCCTTGTATAACGATAATAATTAAAAAGTAACGCTTTTATTATTCCTGATGTCATTTGTCACCTCTTTTATAATTTCAAAATCATTTTATTTTGACAATCCTAATACACAATAATCTTTTTCAATACCAAATTGACCACCAAGCAAAACATAGATAATTTTCCTTTCCAGGCTGACCCCGGTATAGTCGCCATTATCTCTTATTTCAAGGAGCGTTAATCTATCGCCTACTTGGTAATCGCGGTCATTTTTTCTTACTTCAAAACTTTTGCGATTGTAAAGAACATCATTAAAATATTTACTTTCTGTTTTTAATCTATGACACGTCATTTCAACACTCCCACAAATGCGATTTTGTATAATATCTCCTGTGGATTACGAACCATATAAATTCCATGATACCTGGTTGTTGAAAAAACATTCAGACCCATCGCCTCGGGAATTAATTCAAAATTAACAAGCCCGGAAAACGGTATTATTCCATTTGCATACAATCTCCCACCTATTACCATACATTCTATTTCAGAACGTTCTTTTAGCTCTTTTCTTACTCCATTCTGCCAATATAAGCAGCATGCACATTGTCTATCGCTCCAATCATGATGTAGTTTTTTCATTTTTTCTTTTTGTGCTGAAATATTGAATGGCTGAACTATAAAATAACATGGCTTTGACAGATCGTATTTATCTATCAACTTTGGTGCGTTTGGCGGACATAGTAGAGACTTGCCTAAATTAGGACAGCCTTTTTTATGTCCTGGATAAGGCAGGCGACAAAGTTTTCCAGGATCAGGAATAAAAAATAGTTTTTTAAGTTTTATAATTTTACTTTCCATTTGTTCCATTTTCAATTTTACTCCTTAATTCTTTGATTTTAAAAAAGCTCCAGCCTTTCTTATAGCCTTTTATTTCTTCGATTGCTTTAAGCAAAGGAATATTGACAAGTTTTTCAAGTTTGTTTAATTCATAATAAACCCACATAACACTACGCCCAAGTGATTCTGCGATTTCGCATAATTCTTTTATGGGTGCAAGATTGATTTTTCCGGTTTTTTCAAGTTCTAAATATGCGTTTTTTGCTGCTATAATCTTATCATGATATTCTTTGCGCTCTTCGTAAGGTCTGTCTTTTAATGCGATAGGCGCATCATGTTCTACGAGCCTGCCATTTATTTCTATAATGTTTCTATCCGGCATGACTCTTTTTTTATTTTGACAGTTGCATTCATATTCCCAACAAATAGGGCATAGTTTTAATTTGTCGGCGCTTTCATCCTTTATCTTTTTACGTTTTTCTTTGCCGTAAAAGTTCCATTCATAATCTGTTAGTGGGTGTCCGTGTTTTCGTAAATTATGAACAAAATCATGGATGATCACACATTCTTTTTTATAAAGCAATTCCGATCCGGGTGGTTTAATAACTGGATTTATTACAATTTTTCCATCAATCAACCATTTTTCATAATTACGTAAACCCCTGCCGTTCATTTGAGAATCAAGCGCCTTTGATTCTGTTGGCCTTAATTTTAATATGGATTCGACTAACGGGCAATCGAATCCATATGCGATAAGGTTAACGCTTGTTATGCCGGATATTTTACCTTCCGTTAATGCTTCAATTATCGCCTTACGTTTTGAGTTTTTCATAGTGCCGTCAATATTTTCAAATGGGAATCCCGCCTCTCTAAAACGATGCGCCCATTCTTCGGCTGCTTTGATATTTCGACAATAGGCAAGAGTGGGCTTTCCTTTGCTATATTCTGCCCACTGATCGATCACTTTTCCATAGATGGCGCGATTCTTAAACAGCGCTTCCAGTTCATCGGCATCAACATCAATCCCTTTTCTGTGCAGCTCTTCTATACCTTCAAGCGGTGGTGAAAAATAACGCACTTTGCAAAGGTAGCCTTTTTCTACAAGCTCACGCGGTTCCGGGCCCTTGACCCACACTTGATATGGTGTTGATAATCCGCGTCCGTCTTCTCTTTCCGGTGTTGCTGTTAGTCCTATAAGTTTTGTTGTTTCCGGCATACGCTCTATAAGTTCAAGTTGAAAATCATAGTTGATATGCGCTTCATCGATCATAATAAGATCGGGCCAATTTTTTATTTTATGCCAACGCCTTTCTATTGTTTGTTTTGAAACTATATGTACATTAAAAGCGCGTGATTCTTGATGGCCTTGCGCGATAAGAGCGTGCGGTATATCCCATTTTCTGAAATGATCGGAGGTTTGAGAAATAAGCACCTTTAGCGGGACAATTACCCATATTGAAAAATTACGATTAAGTGCGCTTTTTGTTATGTGGGAAAAAATAAAGCTTTTTCCTGAACCGGTGGCCGATGATAATAATGCCCTATTGTTAGTTCTTAATGCTTCTCTTAATTTATCAATTATTTCTAATTGATATGGACGCGATTCTAATATCATATAAATAATTCGCCTTCTTTTGTTTTTTCATCAAAAATATTATTATCTATAGATTTAAACAATTTTGGTTGAATATATTTTAATATTTTTTCATTTGCATCATTAAAAAATTGTTTTTTTATTTCAAATCCGTAAGCTTTTCTATTTAAATTGCCAGCAGCAAACAATGTTACTCCACTTCCAGCTACGGGATCAATAACAATATCGTTTTCGTCTGTAAATATTTCGATTAAATATTCAAGTAACATAACAGATTTTTGAGTTGGATGTATTTTGAAAGTTTTGTTATCTCTTGGATAATCCATTACATTAAAAACCATTTTTCTATTATTATTAAACTTTGGCAATTTGTCTCTATAAAATAACAACGCGTATTCCGCATTACCGACTATACGCATGTTAGCCTTTAAAACTTGGGGAGAATAATTTTTTCTAAAAACAAGATTTATATAATTTAAAAATCCATACTTTTTAGCCTCTTCGATTAAAATAAATTGTTGGTCAAATGCGCAAAACACAATCATGCACCCTGCTTGTCCTTTTTCTTTTGGCTCTTTTTTTACAAGGTGATTGCAAAAATGAAAAAATTCCGGAATGTGAAAATCTTTATCTGTATCAAAAAATTCTTTTCCTGCAAGTTCGCTTTCTCCGTTTTTATTATTTCCATTTTTATACCACATTGGATTTGAACCATAGGCGTTCTTTCCTATGTTATATGGAATATCCGCAATTACCAATTGAGCTTTCGGAATATTATAACGTTTATAGTTTTGAAAATGATCATGAAATAATTGTATTCTTTCCATTATAACTTTATCCTTTTCCCCTCTCTGAACTCGTGAATATTATAACCAAGAGCGATCGCAAGATTTAATTCGATTTGACATCTTGATTGATTTGAAAAAAATCCGGGCAGCATTATAATATCTTTGCAGTATCGATCAAGCATAAGATTTAATGCAAGTTTAAAATATGTACTTTCGTTTCTTTCGCTTTCTGGATAATTTTTGTCACAAAATTCTTTTACTATTGCAGCCGGATTTAATGGATAATAAATTCCTTCACGGTTTAAAAAATCTTCACATAACATAAAGTTAGTTTTAAAATCAGGATCATTTGATATTTGTCCGGCTATGTATATTCTTGGTTTCATGCTTTTTCCGATAACATGGGCATTACAATATATTTTATTTCATCATTATAAAATAATATAGGCTTTTCTGAAATATGTTTTATTTTAAAACTACCAAAATATTTTAAAACTTCAAAATATTTTAAATCAATAGGTAATCCAATTTTTAAAAATATTTTAAATATAAGTGCTGAATTTTTTTGTAAATTATTTGTATATTGACATAAATAATTAAACATATCGGGAGTTTGCGAATAATCAAAAATCGTTTTTTCGACATTAGGAAAATTAACATCTAATTTGTATGGAATTAAAAAATATTTTGAATGATTTCTGAATCCGATTTTTACAGGATAATAATATCCCTCTTCAATCTCAATATCTTTAGGAATTGATAAAACAATCATACATCTTCCTTCGGTTGCAAAAAGCTTATTATCTTTTATGTATGCTGCATTAAAAAAGTAGTGAGTTTCTTTTTTTGAAATACAATTCAAAATAATTTGATTTGTTTTACTGGTTATCTCAACCATGCCCTTATAAGTTTTTCCTGTAAAAAAATCGCTCATATTTTACTCCTTTAATCCGGGGTTTTGATTAATCTCTTCCCATTCTGTAATTGCAACAAATTGCGATTTATAAAACTTTGTGGATTTTCCACAACCCTGACATTCAAGTCTAAACTGTACGCCGTTAAAATTTGATCCGTTATCACCGCACATCTTTTCTATTTCTGCGTGACCTCCACAATCTTTACAAAGTATTTCCTGCATTTTTTCCCTCCTTAAAATGGTTTAGCGTCAAAAATATCTAAAACAGTACATCTTTTTTGTATACCGTTTCTGTTTATGTTTCGTGCGGTTTCTATACACTTCTTATGGCGTTTTAATATTGCCGCATAACCTTTTGATGATCGTAATATACGGCAAATCTCTTTGTGATTATTTGCAATACACAAAAAGCCGTCGAGCATATAAACGCCACAGTTTTCGGTAGCGCGGGTGAATGCGACCTTTTCACCCTGCGTGGTTTCCCTCATTCCGTCATAATACGCATCTCCGTCTTTTTCATTTTTAATATTTCCGGTACGAAGCACTTCAAGCGCCTCGTGTATACTATATTCTGTTTGTTTGTCGGCAAACACCCTTATTTTTTCTTCAAGAATTAAATTAACCATTTCTTCCGCATCGTCTCTTTTTTCTGATTGAGGTTGTAGTTCAATTATTGTTTTTAAATTATCAGCGATTACTTCATCGCTCATGATTTCAATTCCCTTAAATACAACAAAATAAGCGGCTATCAACAATGCTTCGGCATGACTATGACGATAATCTTTTTTTGAAATTCTTGCTACATGGATGGCGATTATTTTTGCAAAACTTATTATTATCTTAATTTTTTTCCAGGCCAAAGACCGTATCGCGCGGCAATTTTTTTCATCAAATAAACTATTTATTTTTGGCTCTATGTTGACTACATAATTTTCCTGCTCTTCCTTTGTGCTTTCCCGCATGTTGATATAAAACATTCTGTTTTCATTTGCCACATTTTCCATAGTGGGATCAATTGCAATAAAAGCAAACATATTACGGCTTTTTGATTCCCTGAATCCTCCGTCCTGCGTACCTTTACCGCTATCCGGGCTATCTTCGGAAAAAGAAATACGCATTAAAGTAAACAAATCTTCTCTGTTTGATTTTTGCTTTTCGCTTTTTCCTTCCACCTCTTCGAATGCAACACACCGAGAATCATGTCCGACTTTTCCACGCAAATAGGCGGGAGTAGTTTCGGTTCCATCAAGCCATAAGGGGTGCGCAAGGGGGCGGATTATTTTGTTTGCGAGGGTTGTTTTTCCTGAACCGGATGGGCCGGTTATTAGTATAGGAGGTCTCCATTCCAGGCAGCCACCGAATGGAGCAAGCACAGCCCATCCCATGCAACGCACTGCGTCTGTTTTTGTTTCAAACGAAAGAGACATAATTATGTTTTTCATAGTTTCACATAATTCATCGTTTGCTGGAATATCGTTTAATCCTATATCCATTTTTGTTCTGACTATATAAACACGTTTTTTGTCATACTCGCCTATAGTCTCACGTCCATCGTGATAACAAATACGCCCATCAGGCTCATGCCAGGCCCCGCGTCCGCGAATATTTTCCGTATCAAAATCAACACTACCGGCAAGTTGGATTATGTCATCCATTATGTACAACCAATCCTCTTGTGACAATTTATTTGTCATGGCGTGTTGTTTCCAAAATGGAATTGATGCTAAAATTTGCAATCGTTTAGGTGTTATTGTATCAAGTGCAAAATTATATAAACGACCATGCCGGTCAATAAAATAACTTTTCCCATCCTCTGCGGTTCCAAGTATGCGAAAGGGAAGTTTTGAATCTGCGTTTTCTCTTTTTTCTCTTGGTGGTGGTTTTTTATCGGATGATTCAATAATATATTTCGCAAGCTCTTCCGGTTTTAATAATTGTAAAACTTCAACAAGATCGGCACCACTTTTTTTTATCTCTCTTGCTTTTACATAATATGGGACTATTTTTAATTTCTGTAAAACTGTTTTTAATTTTAAAGCTGCTTTCATCCCTGGTTGTTTTTCATATTCCCACTCTTCATTTGTTATTTGGTTTATTTCATGATCGTCATCTGGCAGGCAGTAACAATCCTCTTCAAAAAATATAGTCCAATCAGCTTTTAATATTTTCGCGCTTCCACCATTCCAGGTGTGAACGGTAAATCCGTGCTGTTCGAGTGCTTCACCTGCTTTTGCTGTTTTAGCACCTTCCACGATCAGGCGTTTATGTTTTGGAAACTGTTTTAATTTATTGAGTCCGTATATTTTAACCGGTGCGTTTTTACTTTTTACGTACTTTCCATCATAATAAAATGTAAGTACGTTTTTTTTTCTCGATCCACCTTCGAACCTAATGTCTATAATTTCGACTAATCCATTTTCATTAATGTATGGCCAGGCTCCGGTTACTTTTTTCCCCCAGTTGAACTTTATACCGCGCTCTTCAAACATTTTCATATTAAATATTTTTCTTGCGGATTCAATATCAAGAGGTTTAATTGTGACGGGCTCTTCTTTTTCCTTTTCTTTTTTTTCACCGTAATTATTTTCGAATTCTCCGAGAGTGTTCATTACTTCGGAAGCCTGATCTTTAAAATCAGATATTCCGCATAACAGGCCAGCAATTGCAAATATATCCCATTTTTTGTCACATACAGAGCACCATACTCCGGGCTGCTGATTTCCGCTATCATAAATAATCGCAGATGGATTTTTATCAGCATGCGTAGGATTAGGGCAGTGACAGCGATTAGGTGTTTCCGTTGTTATAATTTCTACGCCTTTTAGCTGTAAGTATTGGCGTATTTTTGGTTTGTATTTATCGGTATCGATCATTTATTAATCCCACAACCCAGAAACTATCTTACAGTTTGTGCATCTATGCGATATTCGAGGATGATTTTCCATTATTTTTATTTCTTGAATTGAAAAACAATTAGGGCATATGTGGGTGACAATTGATTCAATTCCATCATTTTCATTTGCATACAAACAATTACTATCATTTATACCGCAATACCCACAAATATTATCTTTGCATTTTATATTGTCACATCTTAACATTTTACACCTAACCTTTGTTTATTGTTTTGTAATTGTGTAAATGAAATTTTTGTTTACTTTATCATATCCTTTGATATAGATTAAAAATCCTTCATGGTTGATTGCTATTCTGTGCAAATGTTTTAATATAATATAATCCGGTTTAATCATCTGGCCGTTTTTATTTCTTATATATACACTCAAATCCGTTCCTATTTCAACAGTAAAAGATAAAATTGGATCGGATAAAATTATATTCGGAAAATAAAATCTTTTACTCATTTGTCTTCCTTCTTTTGTTTTTTATTCCAATAATTATCAAACAGGCTTTGTGTAAAATCAAATGATAAATTCCCGACAGTGCCATCCTTTTTAAGGACGTTTCCACAAACCTTCCATGAGAAAGACACAATATATTCATTTTCTTTTAGATCAATAATATTGTCTTCATCCCACCTAATGGTTTCTACATCAAAATAGCCCATAATTTTGGTAATTACTCCTAATTTGCCAGTATGGGAATAACTACATATTTCTACTTTTTGTCCTAAAGCAAAAGGACACATTTCATTTGCTACCTTTTGCCTTAATGCTTCAATTTCTTTTTTAATTCTGTTTTTTTCTATAAGAAGTTTTTTGTACTCTTCAACATAATAACTCATGTGATTACTCCTCCTCGATAAAAATTAAATCATATTCTTGTTTTTGCTTTTCAAGATATGCTTTAGATAATAAATTACCGTCTAACTTTAAACATTTTTCATCCGGTAAAAGTTTTATTATTTTATCAATAATCAAACTTTTACCGGACATATATTTCCCGGATACTTTTATGACTATTCCGCGCGGAGGTATTTTGTTTTTATTCATTTTACACCTAACCAGGAGTAGTATTCTTTTCTCCATAATCCTCTAAAAGCTTCTAAAGCATAAATTGGATTATCATAAATAAATTCTCTTGTAAAAGTTTTTTTTGTTTCCTTATTTTGATAATAAATTACTATCATTTAAAATACTCCTTTGCTAATTCCGGCAATTTTTTTATAAATGCCCGGAATTGTTTTTCGATTACACCATGATGCAATTTTGGATTTATGCTTAATATTCTTGTACCGCTTTCTCCTAAAATCAAATACAAATCATCATTTTTAAAATCTATTTTATATTTTGATTCAATTTTTTTAATTACTGGTTTATTATTTTTTATTATTTCATTATAAACTTTATTTATTTTTGCTTTTTCGCTTTCAAGTACTTCTTTTTTTTGATCTTCACTTCCTGAATCGATAATTGTAAAACATTTCTGGATAGTTTTTTCGCTTATACGAAAAGTTAAAGCAAGATGTTTTTTTAGTTGCCCACGGTTTCCAATTTGTTGGGCAACATTACCCAACTTGGCGCCTTTTTTGTATTTTATTGTACTATCGGAAGTTATGACGCACTGAAATAGTTCTGCATTGTTAAAAATACGGCTTGAACCTTGCTCATGCACGGCGTCAAGATAGGCTGCAAATTCTGATTCATAATCTTTTATTATGATTATAACATCAATTCCAGCGATACGCGCGGCAAGTGTGCGGTGATGGCCGCGAACTACATACAGCTTTCCTTCAATCTCGATGCAAATTATAGGCGTAGCAGAATCATAACCATTGTTATGCGGTTTCATGCTTTCCGCTATTTGTGATATGCGTTTTTCGTCGCGTTTAAAAAGTGATAAAAATGGTTCTTTAAAGTTCAAATCGTTTGGATTGTATGCGATTGGTGTATTGTGGGATAATGAATGCAATTGATCGTTTTTCATAAACTCTCCTTAATTAAAATACTGCACCGGCAGGAATCGAACCTGCATGTTATTTCAAAGTATCGCGTTTTTTACATCCACGCTCTGGATGGGTGGAGACTGAAAGAGGTACTAATACCTAACTACTTTCTAACCCCTATTTATTATAACTTTGTCAGCGTCTGCCATATTTCGCCACGGTGCAAACCATATTAAAACAGCTCTTTACCTTTTGGCTGTTCTGTTTTTTTCTGGTCATCGTCATGTTTTATATTTTCATCGTTGTCTTTTTTTTCTTTTTTATCTGATTCTTTTTCTTTTTTTTCAGGTTCGGTATTTTTTTTCTGTTTTTGAAGATTGTCAATTACGTCTTTTGAATCTACGCCTTTTGTTTTTGACTTTTCTTCTGTTTTTTCTTCATCGTCTTCCGCATAAAACTCTCCCTGAATGGTTTCAGGGTCTTCGTTATCGATAAAAAATCCTGACTGCTCGGCTCTGTCTTCGATAAGTTTAATATTTACGCCAAGCCTTAACCTGCTTTCTTTTTCCTGTAATGCAAGGTTTCTTAGTCCCATAATTGTATCACCGTCTACAAGAAGTGTGACGGTATCGATATCTCCGTGCTCTTCGGTTGTTTTTTTCAACATAATCATTTTTAACGGTAATCCTTGCAATATTCCGCCTGTATTTGCGGAAAAATCATTCAGGGCGGCAAGAATATTTGATACGGAGTTTATGCTATGCGTACGAAAACGATAGATTGCTCCATAATCACGTGAATCAGTAAGAAAAGCTGACAAAATACCGCATACTTTGCATTTTCCGTTAAGAAATAATTGACAGTGCAAGGGATCGCATTTGATTTTGTATATGTCGCCTGCTTTTACATCGATTTCTTTTTCAACAAGTGTTGCAAATTCCTTATTGTCATCGTCTCTTGCGTCTTTTTCAATTATTGCCTTTACTTTTCCGTCCTGGGTTGCTGTGCGGGTTGCGTATTCACCGTTACCATGACATAACCTTTTTTTACCGCCGTACATTTGATATTCTGTAAAAAAGTTTTTATCGATGCTATCGAATGGCAGACGAATGCGTAATTCACGCGGGTTTTTTGCTATTTTATCATTTTCAACTTCATTAACAATTAAGTGCCCGTCTCTATCGCGTTGTGTTGTTGTTATGACAAAACGACAATATTTGACCGGCGCCCTGTATTTTCTGCCACTTTTTGCGGTATAAAGCTCTGTGCTTTTACCTCCTATTTTTATTTTGCCTACTTCTGCCATTCTCGGCGTTAATCCTTTTTTAATTGCCATAATTAGTTTTCCTCCGCCTCTTTAATGTTTTGTGTTATAATAATCTCTTGTTTTTTTTCTTCAAAAAGTTTTTTGCATAATTTGTTGTTGTAAACATTTGTTGCGTTGATCCCTCCCTGGGCAAGACAGCAACTTACTCCAACAATTGACTGCAAAAAACCAGTACAGCGGTTCCATTTACAAATGGCGCAATTTGGTATTTGTTTTGTTTTCATAAAAAATCCTCCTATTTTAAACTATCAATCATTTCATTTATTTGATTTGGAATATCTCTTGATTCCATTATTTCATTTAATTTTCTTTCAAACCTCCTTTTAGTTTTTTTGCGTCTTTCGATGCAATCATCGCCAACAATTTCAATAATATCTTTTTCAAAATCATCCCGAGCAGCTTCCTGGCATAATACCATAGCGTTCGCCTCGCATTTGCGCTCACCGATTTCGGAAAGATATTCTTGCACATAAGGCAGATTATAATTTTTATGTGTCGGTGATGCAAGGTTTAAGCCGCTTCCCGTTATAAGGTTATCAATCCAGGGAAGTTTATTTTCTTCAATAAACTCGTACTTGATTCCGACGCGTTTTATAATCAGATTTTTTGGATCGTATCCAGTTTCACCATTAAGCCAGCATATGCGCTTAACGTCTTCAATGTTACTTCGTATCGTGTCAGCTATTCGTAGTCCATCCGCATCAAAATCACCAACATATAGCAATATCGGTTGTAACCCAGCTTTTTCGGCTTCCTTGAAGCGCTTTGTGTAGGTTGCTCTTTGTAGTACGGAAGGCCATCCGCGGGCATTTGCAATCGGGATAAGGTATTTTTTGCATACAGGTGATAGTATTTTTACGAGGTCAACTTTTTCAACAACTACCTGAATGTAGTATTTTTCATCACCGCCTTCAAAAAAATAATCAGGATCATACCAGCCTGGAGCGTAAAGCACTCTTTGCAAATATTCAGCGATATAATCTTCTAGCTCTCCGTCCGGATTGTATATTCCATGAAAATCCCTGGCACTGTCACCAGCAACCACATCTACAGGTATCAAGCCAAGTTTAATACATTCGTTAAGCCAGGTATTTACTTTTGGGAATTGATCTTTTGTGATCATGCCTTTTCCTTCAAGAATATAACACCATCCACGACTTGACCATGATCCGCCTGATTCATGATATATGCTCATGAGAAATTCTGCAAACTCCGGGTATCGCTTTGCACTCATTTTCTTTTTAAAGTCCATGCTTACCACCTCCAAACATTATTTTAAAACCATCTTCCATCCCTGATACATCATTCGCGTCAATTCCAGAAAACCCGCATGCCGGATTTATGCAAATAAATTTATTATCTTCTTTTCTATATGACAAAATATCCCTGCAATTTGGACAGCAAAAACTATCAAGGATTTTATCTTCCTGTTTTTCCCACTGTTTGATTATTTGTCTACGGGTTAATAATTTCATTTTATTCTCCTTAAAATGGTATATCGTCGTCATTAAATTCTGGATCAAATCCAGAATTTTGACTTCCTGAATTATTGTTGCTTTGCTGTGGGGTGCTCTCCTGGCCTCCACTTTTTGCTGTTAACACAATATCATTAACTTTCAAAACGTGTTTGCTGTGTTTTTTGCCGTCTTCGCTTGTCCATGTTTGATGATCGAGTTCTCCGGTTACAAAAACCTGCTTTCCTTTTACCAAATACGGTGCAAGTGATTCCGCTCTTTTACCAAACATGCAACACTCAATATAATTTGCCTTTGTAGTCCATTCATCGCCATTTTTTTTACTGGTATTATATGCAAGAGAAAAATTGGCAACAGCAAATCCTGCACTCGTGTATTTTAATTCCGCATCTCTGGTTAATCTGCCGGATTTTACGTCGATATTTATATCAGCATAACTCATTTATTTTTACCTCCCTTCAAATTAAGAATAAAAGTTGCGCCCGGTACAAATTGATTTTTTCCGTTTATGATTTCTGTACCATCATCTAAAAATATAGAATATTCATCAATTTCATCAACTATAATTCCTTTAGTTTTAATTTTTTTATTATTTTTATTAAGTTTAGATGAAACAAAATCTATTTTACCTAAACACATAAACGCCCGCCTTTGTTTTTCCATATGATCCGAGCTTGCGCCCCGATTTATCATAAAACACCCACTTATCGATGCTTTCTGTGTCTATGACAGGATTCAATTTCCGGGCCGCATCAAGGATTGATACTTTCAGCCCTTCTTTCCTTTTTACCATCATGCCACCACTGCCAAGTTCATCGTTTATCATTTTATATTCACTGTATAGATTTGAGATTTCATCCGGCAGAATTATTGTGCCTTTGGGTTCGGGTGCAAGGCGTTTTATGTCGTCGATGTTTACGGGTTCGGGGATTTTATCGCCGATTATACACTCTTCCCAAAATTGAGCGTATTTTTCGAGCATAATATCAATCAATTCATTGTTCCGCATCACAGTATATTGGTGGAAAAATCCCATTTCCGCGAGCGGTTGCGCCCATTCATAACAATAATGATTTATGGTCAAATCTTTATTTATTATTTTATATCCTTCGGAATCCGGGCCAGTTATTTGCAATCCATCTTTCTCGAACTCTTCCTGGCTGCGCGGAAAAACCAAAACAGAAACTATACAGGATTCTGCTCCAGTACATGCCATTTGATGCTGAATTTGTACCTGGTATTCCTGCGGTATTTTATCGCTACCGGGATCACCCCATTTTTTTTGAAATGACATGATTGAAGTTGTTTTTCCCTCGTGTATCCTGACCGTGCTACTTTTAAAAACAGGATTTCCGTCTACAAATGTGTAGTTAGCATAACAACCATCAATATGGCAAGTAATATAATGATTATTTGATCTGATATGTGATGTATTAGAAAATTCTTTTCCATTTGTTGCAAAAAACTTTTCACGTTCAATTATTTTGCAATTCATGGCCGATTCTGCCAGCTCTATAACCGCGTTTTCAAACGCTCTTCCCCATCTTATAGCCGCGTTATCTGGTTCTGCTGGCATAACGTAACCCATGAGCGAATTGAATCCGGGCTTAACCTCTTCTTTGATTACTTGCCAAACTTCAAATTGAGTCTGGTATTTGTTCAATCCCAAAATAGCAGCACCTCTTGATGCTGATATATTTACTGGTTTACTTCCCATATTTTAATACCCTCCTAACTTTTCAATAGCCACTAATCTTTTTAATGTCATTCTGCGCATAACAACTTCGATGCAATTCCAGAATATTTTTGAACAGGTTATTGCGTCATCTTTGGCGCGGTGGGCTGAACCGGTGTCTATCTCAAGATTTTTTGCTATTGTTTGAAGTTTATGATTTTGAAAATGCGGATATGCAACGCGTGCAAGTTTGACGGTGTCTATCCAGTCAAAAGGCAAACAGTCATACATAGACCGCTTGATTTCTTCGTACAAAAATAATCTGTCAAAATCCGCGTTATGCGCTACCATTACGGTATTTTTACAAAAATCAAGAAATTCTCGGCATATCTCTGAAAATACAGGCTGGTTACGTACCATATCCTGACTGATTCTTGTTATTTCTGTTATTTTTGCAGGGATTTCGCAATCTGGATTTATCAATTTTGAATACTCGCCTAATATTTGAGAACCGCGCATTTTTATTGCGCCTATCTCGATTATGCGATTCATTTTTGAATCAAGCCCTGTTGTCTCGACATCAAAAAAAACAAAATCAATTTCCGCGATGTTTTTGTTGTCTGGTGTCATGCCCATTTTTGCCACCATTTGCGGACACTCACAGCAATAACATTTTCGGAATAAATATAATCCGCTTTTTTATTTCTATCTGATTTTTCAATTATTGTTGGAAAAAATTCATCATAATACGGAAATTTGCGACAGGTTACAAAACATCCACCATTTAAAAAAATGGTAATTTTAGGCCGTGTTATCCATTTTACTATTTTTTTGAGAATACTTAACATTTGATTACTCCTTTATTTTACCCTGCCTGGAACTGGGTAGCGCCGGCTAATATACGTTTTTTTTCCTCATGCTCCCGGATAAACATTTCCACACCCTTTTTAATAATGTGTGTAATCGTGATACCAGTCTCCTTACTGATATCATCAATTTTTTCTCTTAAGGCAGCATCCATTCTGATGCTTACCATTTTACATTCGTCTTCCATGTTTCCTCCTATTTGCACCGGCTGGAATCGAACCAGCGAATAAACAAGATATTGCGCCTTACTTGCCGCGTCTACCATTCCGCCACGGTGCATTGTTTTTTAATTTGGACGGGCTGCGACTTGCACCCGTCCTTTTTTATAATTTTAAAGAATGGGTTTTTTGCTTTTTTATCTCATAAGCACCTCCTTTTTAATTTTTCTATATTCAATATATCATAACACATTTTATTTATCAAGCAAAATATTAAAAAAAATAAAAATAATTATATGAAATTGCAAAATTGCTAAAAAAAATATGGCTTGTAACTGAAAAAAATAAAATAATTTGTTTTGTTATAACAAATTAAATCAAAATTGCAGAATTACATTACATTTCACCCTATACACATATATATATTAAGTTATAAATATTCATATAGTTAACATACGTATAGTATAATATATTAAAACAATGCGTATATAAAAAACAGTGTAATTCTTGCAATTATGTAATAATATAATAATAATAATAATAATATATTAATATATATATTATATTATATTATATTATATAGAGTTACGTGTGTTTGTGTTTATTTATGTTAGGTTTTTTAAAATTACATATTTTTTGCTAAAAATTACAAAATTACATTTGATTTTTTTCGTTTTTTTTGATATATAATAGGTATGATTAGAATAGATGCGCGTCAATTACAAAAATATGGTCAAAAAATGATAAAACGGCAGTCCCAGGTGTCTGGCATAATCAGATCCACCATTAACGACCAGGCATTTGCAGTACGTACAGCAGCCATAAAAACAACTATTCCGAAAAACTTCAATACCCGTAATAGCTGGATTTCGACATCGATCATGGTCGACAAGGCTGCCGGATCAAAATTAATGGCAGAAACCGGAGCTAAAAAACGATGGGCTAAAAATTCTGCTTTTGATTTTGAGGGTATGAAAGAACAAGAAAAAGGATCGACACTGGTTAATCCTCAAATCTCTTCACTTTTTGCCAGGGGTGGAGCATTTTCAAAAAATGTAAAATCGGGATATCGTAGATCAAATCTTGGTAGACTGCGCAGGGTAAATAGTATAACCCAAATACGTAATGCAGACCTGGCGGGTAATAAAGCGCCTATGGAGATTAGGGGTATACAGGGTATAAGCTCCAGTATCAAAGACGGCATATATATATTTGATACAAAAAAAACGGGTACGCGTGGAAGAAAAATAAGACGGCTTAAGATGGTATCCGATCTATCAAAAAAACGAGTTCGATTAAAAAAAAGAGCGTGGCTATCACAAGCTGTTAAAATTGCAGTAAATCAAAATAATACATTTCAGTCATTTAAAAAAAATTATAATAAATATATTAAATAAATTATTTCTTTATGCTATAATAAATTAAATCAATACAATATAACAAGTAACATTTATCGCTTAACAAACAACATTTATCACATAACAGATAAATATGATAATCAAATAATTTGTTATAGTATAAGGAATTATTTTAAGGTACTGTGGAAAAATATAAAAATAGTTATTCGAGTCTGTCCAAGGG